CATCAGCCGCTGGATTTACACTAGTTCCAATACCTACAAGTGAATTTGTTCCAAGTAATAGATCAATTGACGTTGTATGGTGAGTCGGTCTTACCTCAGAATTTGGAATATCAATACTATTTTTTACAATAGTAACTTTTTTCTGAACATCAGTCGTCGAGAAATCATCAACAAAGAAACCAGACTTAAATCTATTAAGTCCATTCGCATCTTGAATAAGGAGACTTGACGTATCAACTTCAAGTAAAGAAAGTGCAGTGTAATACTCAAGATTTTTAATTCTATCCTCAAGTCTAGCGATATCGATCATTCGATATCTTCTGTGCTCTTTGGTTTCAGTCTGAACATCATTAATGTTGCAGAGATATGCAGGAAGAGTCATTGTTGCAATCTCTAAAGCACCATCACTTCTAATGGGAACTTGAGGTGACTCTGCTGGTTTACCAGGAGTTATCTGGAATACACCATCCTTAGTGAGGAATATCTTATCAATTCTTGGTAAGTAGAAAGAATATGATAGGAGTAAGGACTCATCAGACGCCAAGACGTTAGATGCAGAATTTCCTTGTGCTGTGAATGTTCTAGAAAGGAACTCAAAAGGAGATCTTGCGTTCTCGCTTACATCTGGAGCAGAAACTCTTGGTCTGATATCAACCATATCAGCATTACTGATTCCGTTTATAGAACCAATAGAACAATAATCAAACTGTTGATATGAATTTACAGTTGTAATATCTCCAGTGTCTGCAGAATCAAATGTAGCAGACATGAAAGCAATTTTCAGTTTTCTTGTTGGGTCTTTCGTGTTATTTTTTCTAACAATATAAGATTGGTCGTATATTGTATTTCTTTGATTTGTTTCTAAATCGAACGAAGATGTAATATCGTTATCACCATCATCGAGTGCAGAAATAAATCCAGTAATACCAGACTCTTTAAATGTTACTTGCTCTCCCTCAACAAAAGGAGTATCGTTCTCACTAGTAAACGAAATCTTAAGATCATTCACTTTTTCAATATAAGAACCAATAGCGTTACTAGTAGTTCCAATAAATTCTTCACCAATTAGAAGGTCATTAACTTTTCCAGTAGAACCATTTAAGTCTGTTAAAACAATCGATGGAAGATCTGGAGTATTAGTATCGTTAGACTCAAATACTCCATATACCTTCATTACATCTGGACGTAACAGAGCAATTTCAGTATCTTGAACTCTGGTTCCGTAAGCATAGTTACCATAAGTCAATCCATCATTAAGAGTGGTTGCACCAATACCCGAACCAGAAAGTTTGGACTTATCAATAACAATAGTCTGTGCTCTACTCTTAATTTTTGCTTTTGATTTTACGTTTATTTTTCTAAGAGTTGCAATTAACTTTGCATCCCCATTTGAACCCAAACCATTAATAGTAACAGTCTGAGAACCGTTTGTAAATACAAACTTATCAGAACTCAGTGCTTCTGTTGTTCCATCTTCTCTAACAAGAACATATCTTTCCTCATCAAAAGGTAAGAAAGTTTCATCAGTGCCTGCATCAACAGCACCAGTTGAGTTTGATGTGATTGTTACCTCAAACTGTCTTCTGATTGTTAAATTAGACTCAGTTAAATCTACACTTGCAATATTTTGTTTTGGAAGTGGAGTGTATAAAGTATTATCCGTCGATGACTCAAGTCGAGTTGTTAATATTTTGAAATCAGATGGATTAATATCAGATGCAGGAAGAGCACCGTCACAAATACCAATAACAGTAGTAATACCACTAAGCGTCAGACTATCGTTAGTAACACCAGTAATTCTAGCAAAGGTGTTTGTTGATAATCCTGGATTTGAGAATGCTACGAGATTTCCTACAGTAGCAATACCAACGAACAGAGTTTCTGAAGTAGTTACTGTGCTAATACCACCACTAACACCAGTAATATTGACTTGTCCAATTCTTGTTAGTGTAGATTGTGTAGTATCTGCAGTAAATGTATAAGAAGTTCCAACTACACCATGCACTGCCTTTACATCACCAATACCTCTTGAAGTGACTGCAGTAGAAACTCTGGAGTTATCAATACCATCAAAGATAAACTTTTCACCTAAAGAGAATTTACCCTTTGTATTATAAACTGTAAGTTGTCTATTGTTTGTAGTATCGTATCTTAAGAAACCAACAGCACCACTTGATTTGCCTTTAATATGAGTTGGAACACTCAGAGAAATTGGTTCATTGAGTTCAATAGTTGTATAAGTTTGAATATCATACAGAGCAATATCCCACTCATTCTGAGCAGGGTTAGAGGTGTTATATGAACCAGACTCTAAAGCAAAGTCATATACTCTTGCAAGACCAATCTCTTCACCTGGAGCACTAAATTGATTTACACCAACTCTTCTGTCTCTAAGAGATACTGTATATGTAGTGGCGATACCAACATTTGGCGAACCATAAACTCTATTGAGTTTAAACGTTGGTCCAGTTGTATAATTGATACTTTGATCTTCTAAGGTCTTTGTTGTTCTTGGTTTTTCAAAGTCCAAATAAGTTGGACTAATCGTTTCTACTTCATATCCTTGAACATATGCCTTCATTGGAGAAAGCGCATATGTTCCTAAATTTTCACTTGGAGTATTGCCATCATATGTCTTTTGATTTGCAGTGAAAACTCCGTTGTTGCCTTTAAGGTTATTTAAAGTATTCTTTGGTGTAACAACAGGAGGATTAACATAATAATCTCCAGATTCATCATTAGTTCTTCTTGCAAATTCTTGAGAAAGAACATTATATTCTGGAGTGTTTACGATGGAAATAAGTTTACCATCTCTAATTTCCATCAACTCAACAAAATTATCTAAATCTGTTGAGTCTATTTCTAATTTTACTAACTGTGCATATATTTGAAATCTATCAGCACCTGGTGCTGCATAGTTTGAAAAACCTTGGGAGTTATCATTTAAACTAGGATCTTCAAATGAGGTGACTATTTCTTCATATACTCTAAATCCAACTTTATAACTTGGGGTACTACTGTATTCATCTAAGAAAAATTCATCCCTAAATACGTCTACAAAAGTTCCTCTTAAGAAATATACACCTTCCGACAAAAATACTGCAGAACCAACTACATTGCATTCTTGAGATAATGTTGTTGCAAATGCTTCACCTGCTTGAAGATTGACGGTAGAAACTTCATCATCATCTTCTGCAAACTCAATTGTTTCTCCTTCAACAAGTAAAAGATTTTCTCCATCAGAAAATCTAGTCTGAGTTCCGTCTTCAGATCCAGAACTTAAGTATCTTACATATAGGGTTGTATTATTAACTCCTTCTCTAAAGTTTGAAACATATCTTTCAATAACTGCCGTAACGCCACTGGACTGACCTTTTATCGTCTTATCAGTCAAATAAGGAAGATATGCTTCTGCTGAAATACCTTGAAATGTATTTTCAAGCAATACACCATCCATATCATTCCTAAAACTTACGCCACCAGGAATGACTATAGAACCTTCTGTGAAAGTATGATTTCCAAACTGCTCAATTTGATTCTGCAGCATGGACTGCATTGTCGTCAGTTCTCTCGCCTGAACAGGATATCCTGGTTTAAACAGAACCTTATAATATTGACTCTCAGGATTAAAGTCATCAAAATAAGGAGAGACGTTGAGATTAGTTTCCTGTGGCATGATTCTTTAGAACTGCAAAATAACTTTGATATCTTCTTTTTGATTCGCAGACCTTGTTATTGAAGGTCTGTTGTCAACATAAACTATATTTCCAGAATACTTTTTGACCTCTGGATTTGATACACCTTCAGTAAACGTTTGTCCGAGGTAATATGTCTTATTATTTATTGTAGTCGAGACACCCGTAAATTCAGTGTGAATACCTAAAGTTACGCTACCACCAACAATATTTACAGATCCGCCAGCATCTGGAATAGACTTAAATCTATTCATATTGAATCCATAAGTTGGAGTAGTATTTCTACTTCCATCAGTGTTAAAACCAGCAGTCGTCTTATCCTGCCAGTACTTAAGAACACCAGTAGGAGCATCATAAGAGATTACACGACCCACTGCAGTAGACCCAAGACCAACTGTTTGTCTAATCTCAGCATCAGCAGCAAAAGTTGCAGTAGTAGAACCAGCACCAGTGAGTTTCAATGCATAAACAGCACTTGCCTTAGATGCAGAAAGAAGAGTAGTTGAATTGTATTGCTCTGGATTTTCTACAATACCAACTCTTGCAATTTGATTTCCAGTGATAAAATCAGGATTCTGATTGTCATTTTCAATTCTTGAATAGACAAGAACGTTATATGCACCAAGTTCTCTATAGATATCTGCTCCGTGACCACCTTGTGGAGGAATAATTACGTCAAAAGTTGGTCTTGTCGTTCCAGTAGGAACGCTACCAGACTCTAAATCAACACTTCCAAAAGAATATCCAGAACCACCCTTAGAAATAGTAATAGATTCTACTTTAGACTCATTATTAACAACAATAGTTGCTTCTGCGCCACTTCCATCTCCTTTGATGGGAACTTGAGTATAAGTTCTATTTGCAGTTCCTACACCAGCACCACGACCAGTGATAGTTACGATTTTTAACTGTCCGCTTGTTGCAGCATTGTTTCTAACAGAAACATCATCGCTATTTGTCTCCCAGTCTCTTGGAACTGGCATGAAGTTTGTTGAGTCAAACTTCACAATGTCACTTGGTTTGATTGTATAAAGATATTTCCAAATATAACCGTCGCCACTACTTCCAGCAGTTCTTGGTTCTAAATCAGTAAAAGTTGGTTGATCTAGAGAAGGTCTTCCGTTGGGGTTATCTGGATCTGTGCCGTTATGAAGGCAGATGTATACCTTAAAGTCTTCGTTAACAACATAATAGTCGGCATTATATAAACTAGTCGCCCCAGATGGTTTAGATGTATTGGTCCTACTAATATCGTGACGATACATATCGTAGGTAAATCCAGAAGTCCAAGTATTTTTCTTTACAACTTGCTTTACGTCACCATCATTGACTTTTTTCAAAGCAATCATTGTGTCCCAATAGTCAGTTTCTTGTTCAAAACTGTCCTTGGGCGCAGGTGGATTATCATCCCACGTTGAACTATAATCAGTCGCATTAGGAAGACCAACGAATGCATAAAAAGCATTTGTATCTGTGGTAGCCGCAGACAC